CAGCCGACTCTGTTAGCCGGAGCGGACGGACGTCTGCACGGTGTCGGAGAGGCTGGGCCTGAGGCGATAATGCCGATAAGCAAACTGCAAGAGATGGTCGATTTCGGTAACGCACCGGGCAACGCCATCATGCAGCAGCAGACGAGGATCCTGTTAGCGATCTATGAGGAACTTCAGAAAGAAAAGAATTTCAAGGTAGATGGTATTTGGGCGGGGCGTTACGTCAACAGTTTAGTGAGGTAAGACATGAGAGACAAGATTTATTACTACGATAGAAATAACGTGCTCCAGCTTACGCTCAACGAATATCCGTATTACTCAGAGCCATCCGATTTAAAGGATTGGCTCTGGGGCTTTAATGAGCAATTCGGAACGCTCAATACATTCTACCGTGACAAGGTCGAGTATGAACTTGTTATCGGGATCGCATCGGATTATCTCCAAGCGCACGACGTTCTGTGCGACATATTCTCGGCGGACGTCCTTGCGAACGAACCGGGCTATCTCGAACTGAGAGGGTGGAGGCTGCCGTGCTACATCGTCGAGGCATCGTATGAGTACGGCCTCAGCGTAGACCGCAAGGCAACATTCCGTGTAAGGTCAGTTAATTCGACGTGGATCAGGACGAAGATACGCAGCTATAACGGTGTTCCGGGCGGAGGCCTCGGAGGTGAGGATCTGGGGCGTGATTACACATTCGTCGAGGGATTGCTCGGACGTGGTTATAACTACGGCTATTCGCAGCCGGAGAGTCACGCAGACAGCATAGATCTACCGGGCACGGGCAATGGTTACGAAATCATGATTTACGGGCCTCAAATTGATCCTGTTATCTATCTCGATAACCAGCCGATACAAGTCAATGTGACACTCGATGCAACGGAGCGGTTGCGTATCGTTTCGAACGGTAACGTAAAAACAATCGAAATTCTTGCATCAAACGGAGCTGCTACGGACGCATTCGTTTACAGAGACAAGACACACAGCCCGTTCCTGACGCTTGGAAAACACACAGATCTATCTTTCGGACAGATCCGTTTCGACTTTACGACAATTGAACGGAGGAGCGAACCGACATGGATTTGATTTATGTGAGAACAGACGCAAACGGATCCACAAGCGGTTATCTCTCTAATTTCGAGGCGACGTTTGATATCTCGACAGACCTCGACTATGTGACGAACGAGTTCGAGATCATCCAAGTTCTCCCGACAGACAAGAGCGGTCTGCTCTGGGCAGAGAACGAGATCAGCACGATCGTCTATGTCGACGGCACCGAGTACGGAGGAGAGATAAGCGGATCCGAAATAAACATAGCGGACAACACTATCAAGTACACAGGCAGAACGTGGAGAGGTTGCCTTGATCAATGGATTATCGAACCGCCATCAGGACAGGATTATCTCGTTGTATCGGGCAATCTTGCGACGTCGCTGCGTAAGTTGCCAATGGGGCCGTACATCACCGTCGAGGACACTTCATACGTCGGGAATACGTATCAGTTTGCTCGATATGTCTCGACATTCGAGGGCGCTTCAAATCTTGTAAGCGCTGCACAATCTGATCTGCGTCTCGGCATCGTCTGGAACTCGGACGGGTACGGAGGAACCGCAACGTTGTCAGTAGTTCAGGCTCGAGACTTGCGGAACGTTGTCGAGGTTTCACAGGACTATAACAACAAGATCCAGCTGACTATCACCAGAGACGGCAATACGCCGAAAGAGCTTATCTGCCTCGGTTCAGGCGAACTTAAAGACCGTGAGGTGATTAAGCTATACGCAGACGATGATTGGAACATTTCACAAGTTCCAATCGCCGGAGCTTATCCTGTTGCGGTCTACGATTTCTCGTCCTCGGAGCAATTACTCGCAGACGGGCGAAAGCATTTTCTCGAGCTGATCCACAATCACGAACAGATCGAGGTAACAATTAACGACTTGGATATACAACTCTCTGACATTATCGGAGCGAGAGACGTCCTGACGGGCGAAACGGTATCAGCCGAGATCACGTCGATTATATGGCGCTGCACCAATAACGGCGATTATCAGGTCGAGGACTACGAATATAAGACAAGAGTTTTGATGTAGGAGGTTAATTAATGGGCGCAAATATTATAACCGGCTATACCGGGACGAGGCACATCACGCCGGCTATGGACGCTGCCGTTTATCGCTCGGCATTCGGGCCGGACAGCTACATTCTTTCCGACGGGAACCATCTTGCCGGATCTATGCCGGATATTAACAGCTTTACCATCCTTGACGGCCTCATTTCGATGCAAGGCCATCAGATACAGGTAACACAGGAGACGCTGTCGGTCGATACGTGTGCGAATAACTATTCCCGTATCGATCTGGTCGTTATGAGGTTCGAGCATGACAATACGTCACAGGTCGACACGGCATCGCTTATGGTGCTCAAGGGCACAGAGGTCGCTACACCGAACCAGCCTGTCGCTCCTACATATTCGACAGGTAATATCGATTCGGGTGCTACTCAGGTAGATTTCCCGCTTTATCAAATAAACCTGTCAGGCGCTACAGTCACATTTGACCAGATCGCAGAGGTCGTAAATAGCACGATCGAGGGGCTCGAGACGCTGGTGCTGACAGTTCCGTCTTTTTCGGGACTTCCTCAGACAATAACCGACGAGAGAATCAGCGCAGATCATGTCGTTGTTAATTCCATTCTCGGCACACCGTCAGCGCAAACGGGCGATTGGACGGTCACGACTCAGGACGGGTCGCTGACGATATCCGGCTCGATAAGCGGGTCAACAACGCTTACGTTATATCTCAATATGTCTCGATAGGAGGGCGTAACAAATGGACAAGTATTTTCTCGTAGAAATTAAGAGAACCAAAGGAACCATCGAAAAGGGCGTAGTCGTTAAGGACACACTCGACGCAGCAGCTCAGAGTTATCACGCATATCTCGGAGCATACGCTTACGGCAAGGACGCCGATACTGATTACGTGATGGTGCAGATACTCGACGGAAAGGGCCTCGGCCTCAAGGGCGAGTATTGGGAGGCAAAGACAGCACCGGTAGAACCGACAGAGGAGGCATAACATGGAAAAGATTATCGTAACCCTCGGGGGGGTACAGCGTTATACAGAAAGGAGGCAAGCGTTAGGGAAAGGCTTGTCTCCGAGACTTCCGAAAGGAGGTCAGAGGCATAGGCTGACGATAGGAGGTGACTCCTATGGCTGTTAGTTTGATATCAGAAAAGGTGAGAGTGGGAAATATCCAAGTCGCACACGGTGCAATAGAGGGACACGGTTACGGGAATGTCGCTTTTGTGTTGCCAGCAGCACAAGAGGGCGAAACCTTAATCTCGCTAATTGCTATGACAAATGACCCAGCGTTACAAGTTTCCTTATTTTACTCGCGTGGTTGGCGAATTGCGTACTATAACGCATACAGCGGACAGGCGGGAGCTGGAAACTTTGAGGTTCGATGGGTATATGGGAAATAACTAATAGCCAGCCGTGCCGAGTAGGGCATGACAAGTACTATAAGAAATCTGCCGAGCATAGTAGCGCAAGGCACAAGCGGAATATGGACGTATCGAAAGTGGTCGGACGGTACTGCGGAGTGTTGGGGATATAAAGACATATCTTTCAATTCATGGCAAACTTGGGGTTCGTGGTATTTCATATCCGCCGACCAAGAGGCATATCCAAGTGGGCTATTTATAAGTGTGCTAAGCGTTCAAGGTCAGTTGACAACAAACGGGGGAGATACGATTTCTTCTATTGTTGCAAGGCCCGTGTCACTCGCGTCATACGCTCCAAAGATTACGGGAATCAGACCGACAGCGGGTTCGACACCAGCAATCGGTTACGCATTTTGGCATACTATCGGCAGATGGAAATAACCTAACGCCATGATATATGGCAGTTTCGAAAATCAATAAACGCTATGAGGTGATACATCAAAATATAGCTTATGCGTCAGCGGTAACAGTACCAGCGGGAACGATTGGTACATTTGCAGTATCAGCGAATGTCAATATTGCAAAGACAGGGTACAAGGTGGTCGGCTGTGAAATCAGCAGTACATCTCACCCATCGAATGCACTTGTGTTACTCACGGGGTATAGCAATTCTACGGCAACTCTGTGCTTTTACAGAACAAATACTGTGCAAATCACAGTACCCGCAAGAGATGTTACGCTGGCGGTCACGTATCAAAAGGCGTAGAAAGGAAAAACAATGACTAACACATTCATACGGGCAAGCCTCATCAGGGCGCTCCGCACGATTTGTCAGACGGCTATCTCTGTCATAGGGACGGCTGCCGTTATGTCAGATGTCAATTGGAGCGTGGTCGTTTCGGCCTCGCTCCTGTCGGGCATTCTGTCGATTCTGACAAGCGTCGCAACGGGACTCCCTGAGGCGGAATATGCCGAGCACGTTTATATGTCGGCAGAGGAGCCAGCTGATTCGGAGGTGGTCGAACATGGGGAAGAATAATTTCGAATTGCTCAAAATCGCCGAGTCGCATCTCGGGCAAGGCGGTTCGAGGTTCCGCAAGTTCTGCGGATTGCCGGCGGGCGCTGCGTGGTGTAACGCTTTTGTCTGTTATATTTTCAATGAGGGAGGCGACGCCTCTCTTTTTTATGGGGGCAAAAAGGTCACATACTGTCCGACCTCTATGGCATGGTGCAGAAAGAACCTCGCACAGATACCGATTTATCTTGCGCTGCCTATGGACGTGATTTATTTCGATTGGGAACCTAATAACGTGCCGAACCATATCGGATTTGTACGTGAGAGGGTGTCTGATCTTGAAGTAAAGACCATCGAGGGCAACACCAGCGGAGGAATCGTTGCCAACAAGACGAGGCCGGTCAAATACGTGTGCGGATGCTTTAGGCCGTATTTCCCGGTGGCAAAATC